ATCGACATCATCCCGGGGCGGCCGACGCCTACCGTGTTGTTCGACAGCGGCGCTGTCGGCGAGACGCGCAGCGACACCAGCTCGAAATAGCGTCGGTCGTCCGCAGTCTCGTTGTTGAAGATGGCAAACAGCCCATCCTCCAGCGGGCGGACATCCACGGCATCCAGCTTGATGTAGAGCGTCTCAGTCATCGGGGATCACCTCTGCGAACGCCGAGTATCGATCCTGCACGCCGCAGCCGGGGCAGCGGATAGGCGGCGCAACGCCGCCCGTGCCGCCGTTGACATCTTGGCGAACCCGGTCGGCCAGCGCCTGTGCGGCTTCAAACTCATGCCCGCACAGCCCGTGCTTGAGCGTCGGCATGTTAGGTCGCTGAGTCGGTGAACTCGATTTCCAGATCAGCCGTGCCGACAGCCGACGTGCCGGAGTGGAACAACTGCACGCCCTCGGCCGCTCGGCAGGTCACAGGCTCGACGTTCGTGTCGCCGTATCCCGCGTTCCAGATTTCGGCGAACGGCACCAGCGTGAGCCAGTTGGCTTGCGTCGTACCGGCGACCACAGGCTCTTCGTTCACGAACAGGAACCGGCGGAAGATGTCCGATCCCGTCACGGTGCGGTTCGTGCCGCAGGTCGTGTTCGCGTCCAGTGCGCCGCTGCTCGTGTCATGCTTGACCGGCGTAACAGCCGTGCCTGCTGACGCCGCCGTGATGCGGCGCACCTGTCCGGTCGTGATGACGCCCGTGACCGCCGCCGTGCCGTTGTTGAACCAGTACATGCGATAAGCGCGGATGACCCGCGCCGTGCCGGTGGCGTTGAATACATCCAGCATGTCCTTGCCAGACCCGTACGCAATTGCACCGCCCGTTGCCCGCCATGTCGCAGCCATGTCTTATGCTCCCAGAGAGATGATCTTGCCGGTGCCCTGTGTCGCGCGGAACACCTCGATTTCGCCACTGCCGTCCATCTGCGGCCCCGCAGCCCACTGCTCGATGCGGCCTTCGTGAAGTGCCTTCACGCTCGCGTCCAGATCGTCGCGTGTGTCGCCGGGCATCAGACCGATTCGACGGCCGGCTTGCACCTTGAGCATGAACTCGGCGCAACGCTTCACCGCCCATCCGGGCAGCGGAGACTCGGCGCGCAGGAACCATGACCCACACGTTGGTCGCCATTCCATTGCAGGCTGCTTTGCGAGCATATTAAGACTCCTCGATTTCTGCGATGTTTCCGTCTCGGTCACGCGAAGTTACGCGACGTCGCTTGGGTTTGTTGATGGCTTCTGCCAACTTTCCGAGAACTTCGACCAGCATAGCCTGTGTGTCCGGCTTTTCCTCTTCCGGTTCCTTCGTCTCCTCCGGCTCCTCTGCTTCGGCTGCCGCTGTCGCTGCCGCCGCTTCGCGGTCTGCGCTGGAGTCTTCTATGTCCAGAAGTTTGGCTGTAGCCTCTTGAGCGAGGCGCATTTTCTCGAGAATCATCTCGAATTCTTGGCTACGCTGCTGCTGTTCTCCCGCAGCGTCGGCCAGTTTGGCTTCAAGCTGTGCCTGCATGACTTCCAACATAACTTTGGTTTCGTTGTTCGTCTGCGCAATGCGCTCGGCTGACTCGGTCTGCAGTTGCGCAATCTGCATGCGGATGTTGTCAGAGTTGCGCTTCGTCTCTTCAGACATCTGCGTCTTCTGAAGGTCGACTTGCGCCTCGGCTGCACTGCCGTCATCTTTCGGCGGCAGTGGTTGGCTGGCGACTTGGATCGCTTGGTCGAGTACAGTCTCCATGTCGCTGCCACCCCTGAAGCTGGCGGTGACCCATGCCACCATCTTGAGCAGGAACGGCATTGCGTCAGGACGCGCCTCGAGAATCATACCTGCTTGGCTGATGAATTGGCCGACCGCAGTCAAGTACTCGGTGCGCAGCTCGCGTTCCGCATTGTAATCTGCGAGACTGAGCGTCTCTTCGCCAATTTCGATGCGGTATTCTGCGCTACGGAAGTTTTTCAACAATTCGATAGCCGCGTCTGCGAACGGTGCCGACTCCGTATACTCGATCTGACTAACTTCTTTCAGCGTTTGCGGGCTGAAATGCCGACACATAATCTCCGCACGTATGCGAATAGTTTCAGCGACCCATTTGGTGACTGCCTTCTGCGTTAATTGCAGACGAACACTGCTGTACTGCGCCTTGAGTGTCTGCGCTTTGGCAGTTTCACGCGGGCTAGAAGCTCCACGCATGATGTCACTGATGCTGGTGAGTTCGTAGATCTGTCCAACGAGCAATGTTCGTTGTTCGACGAGTTTGGTGAGCACATCCGCGATAACTTCGACTGGAAACCAGTCGACGATGCTCTTGATGCCCCCGGCCTCTGAAAAGCTGCCCCAGTCTTCGACAGCAATCATGCTGAACTCAGGGCCGCTGAGCAGGTTTTTCAGTTCAGTGTTCGTTTTGTCGTACATGCCGACAACCCGCAGAGCCTTGACGAGCACAGCAATGCGATCGTTGAGCTCGTCAAGCTCTTGATACTGATCTCTGACCATCGTAAAATCTGGTCGCGGAATCAGACTGCGCGTGGACACCGTAGCCAGCAACGGACGCGGGCACGGGTAGAAGTTGTCGAGCTTCAGTGGATCATCGACGACTTTCAAAAGCTCGTCAGCGTGCCGGTTAACGAAGTACACCTTGTTCGTGTCTTCACACCACAGTTCGAACACCTCCACGCGCCCTTTCTTGAAGCCCTCCGGCAGCCCCTTGTCCTTGTAGGTCGTGGAGTTTTCCTTGAATGCCGCTGCGATCTCTTTATATTTGTCTTCGCCATAGGCTGCGATGAACGACTTTTTCTTCATCCAGCAACGGCGACCGATCCACCAGACTTCGTCCCATGTCCTGCTCGGAGACCACAAGAAGTCGCGGTAATGAACGTAGTCGACAGGGGCAGTTTCCTTGAGCAGCGTGACTCCGTCGGAGTCAAATACTGAGTCATAGCGGCACCACACCTGACCCATTCCAGGCACCAACCGATCTTCGACACCATTCTGTAGTGCCGTGTGCATGCTGGTGCCGTCTTTCGTCAGTTCGATTTGACTGGCACGCTCAATGATGAGCGCAGCCACGCGACCGACGTCATCTTTCGGGTCGCTGTTCTGTCGTTTGACCGAAGGAGCCGGAGGCGTCGCGTAGAGCGCCGCCATCATGATCTGTACGTTGGCCCAGAAAATGTTGTATTTACGGCGAGAAGTGCCGTCACCCTCTTCGTTTTCGCGGTCGTCAAGGTAGCGGGAGATGATGTTTTCAGCGGCATTCCACCACTTTTTCTCGAGAATCTTCTCCGTGTCCTCGATCTGCTTTTTCCACCAGAGCTGACCGTACTCGGGGGTATCCTTTTCGTTGTCTTCGTCAGCCATATGTTCTCCGCGATCCCGACGGGGCTGTCGACCAGAGATCGTCCAGCGAGAAGCCGTAGTTTACCACGCGCGCAGCGGACTTTACAATCCCTTGCTGCGCGGGCCTTGTGACGTCAGGGACTTGTTTCGGCCCCGTGACAATGTTGGCGTAACGGAACATGTCCGCGTAATGGCTCGACCAGTCATGCACCGGCTCGTCTGTGAATATTTTCTTCTCTTCGTCGTATTTCCGGTGATAGCTCTTCAATGCCAGCACCAATTTCTCAGTTTCTGACCTGTGAAAATACCAGCTCGGGAACCCTGTTCGTGTGGCTGCGATGCCGTCAATTACGTCCAGCCGGGGGACCAACTTCGGGCGAATGTTAGCGTCCCGGAAATGGTCGATGATGGCACGCCCAGTCTGCAGGGTTTTCGCCTTGGCGTCGTGTGGAAGCCAGACCGTGCCCAGTTTGAGGTTGTTGTCGCCGCAAAACTCTTTCAGATACTTGATGTAATGGGCAATCGGCTTCATATTGTCATGGTGCGCGTGCCCCATGAGATTGCCGTCGAAACGCGTCTGGAAAAACCCCATCGTAGTGTCGTCGCTATGCCCGAGGTCCATGGCGAGATGTACAGGCTGCGCCGTCGAAAGCGGATAGTCTCCGATGCGCTCTTCTTTCTCTGCATTTTCCATTTGCCGTGCGTAGATGGCACCCCGCACGCTGGCCTCGAAGGAGCACTCCATCTCTTGCGCGAACTGCTCTTCGTCCATCATCTTGCGCATCATCGCAATATCCTCTTCGCTCAGGATATTGGTCTTGGTGTATGGCAGGAAGTTGACGAACCAGTTGTCGTCTTTCAGGGAGTCGTAGTACATGTCCCTGAAATGGTTGGGGCCGTTGGGCGTGCCCATGAACACGGCCCACCCCCGCCTGTCGATCAGGGCAGGAAGCAGGATCTCTTGGAAGACGCTGCCGCGCATATTCCCGAACTCATCGAGGGCGACACCGTCGAAGTACATGCCCCGGAAGGAGTCAGGGTTATCTGCTCCGTACAGAGTAATTCGTGGTTTATTCGGGAGAGAACTGAGCTCGACGTACAGTCCGGACTCGTTGACTTTAGGGGAAAAGGGGGCGGCGTAATCTTTGACGTACTGCCAAGCAATGTCTTTTGCTTGTCTGAGCAGGGGGGCCACATACGCATACCTCGGATTCTCTCTCGTGTTGTAGCTGGCTTTCTCGATGATGTCGTTGACCACAGAAACCGTCTTCCCCGCGCGCCGATGGGCGACAAGCACGGCCCAGCGGTGTTTCCGCAGGTGAAAATCCCGGAAATACCCTCGGGGGCGGTACAGCGACCGGATTATCATTCGGTCATTACCAGAATGACGTACAGGGCGACGAGCAAAATCACGAACCAGAGAAAGGCCATCACTCGTGATTGTCCAGGTTGCCGGGGGGAATGGCGTGTTCGATGGTGATTTGCGTGTTGTCGCCGAAGTTGATGCTCGTGCTCGGCATGAGACGACTGTACAGGGGGTAGAACTTGTCTGGGTTCTTGTTCGCCCACAGGGCAAGCCGAGACACGCCCCCGATCATCACGAAGGCATTCTGAAATGCGTTGGCGACATCGCTACGGCTGAACCCGTCTTTGTTGCGAGTCAGCGCAGGGATCTTCGTCTTGCCCTCAGCCAGCGAGTCTAAGACGACAGGGAAGGGGGGAGCAGGGTTCGGTTCCATGGTGCAGAACCCTACCACAGAACTGGTTAGAATGCAAGCCCTGGAGCTTACTTCTTACTATTAGGGATATCGAATATTCTCGACAATGCCCCGTTCCTGGGGATATTGAATATTCTCGACAATGCGTGGATGCGGCCCCTCACCTACTAGGGATGTTGAATATCCTCGACAATGCGTCGACGCGTCCTGTAGGTGTTTTTGTCCGCGTTGGGGTTGCAGTACCCCCGGCCTAAATTCAAGTGCTTAACAGGTGCTGCGCACCAGTAGTACGTAACGGCACGGGCCACGCATGCGTGGCCCGTCTCTCGTCTCGCCTTCGGCTCGTCTCCGCTGCACCGCAGCAAAACCCCCAGCCCGCAGGCTGGGGGTTTTGCGGGTTACTACTGCGCAGCGGGTACGGTGGCTGCCGCAAGGTGCCCACGCCGCAGCAGGTAGCCCAGTAGGGTAAGCGGGCACCCGGCCGCCGCCGTTACCTGCTGCACCGTAGCAATGCCACCGTTAGCTTGCAGTGTGGCAGTAATGGCCTGCCACCACGCCACGTTATGTGGCGCGGTTACGCGGTAGGCTTTGGCCCCCAGCGTAACGGCCTGCACAGCAGGGCCGCCACGTAGCGCCACCACGGGTGCGGGGGCTGCCGGGGTGGCGGGTGCCGGGGTTGCAACGGTGGGCACAAGTGGGTGCGCTGCTGCGGGTTTGGCTGCTTTGGCTGCTGCTTTGGGTTTGGCTTGCATGGTTGTTGTCCTTTACACTAGTACCGGCTGGCCGCCGTGGCACCGGCAGCAATGTGCCACCGGCACCCTACTATAAGCAGGTAGCGTGCCAGCTTGGCAAAAGCCTTTAAATACAGGCCCTTACGCCAAACCGCCCAAGTGGGTGCCCGTGGCAGTGCGGCAACTATTGCCGCTTAGGCGGCAGTAGTTGCCGCTTAGGCGGCAACTATTGCCGCCCCACCTTGCCGCCTTGCACCGCAACATAGGCGCTGCGGTGCAGCACAGGGTTAGTGTGCGCTAACTTACGTTAGTGGGCGCTTACCAACCAAGCGCGCGGCGCACGCGACTCGACTGTCCGAATTTGGAGCATCGACGAATCGAGGTCGAACTCGATGTCGTCGAGCTCGACCTCAGATCCGAAGAACCAACCATCTCGAGGTCGAGCACGACTTCGGAGCTTCCCGAATCGAACTCACCGTCGACTTCGGAGCTTCAGGGGTCGAATTGACGCGCGACTTTGGAACTTTGCGGTTCGAACTCGCGTTCGAGCTCCGATTTGGAGCTCTGAGCATCGAATACGGAGCTCGAAGAGTCAAATTGACGCTCAGAATGCCTACCTTGCGCGCCTGTAGGGGGCAAGGTGGCAGGTGGCAGGGGGGTTTTGGCCCGTTTAAGGGGCGCATATGCGTCAAGCGCCTTAGAATATTCGATATATACCCCCTTATAAATTCTAAAAACACACAACACCCTGCCACCCTGCCACCTTTCTGAGTACAAAGCCATATAAAACAAGCACTTAGAACAAAGTGGCAAGCCACGGGGCAGGCAGGGGGCAGGCCAAACCCCCTGCCACCCTGGGACTACTTGCGAATGCACCATTCCGTAAGCTGCGCCACCGCAGCCAAGCATTCTTCAGGACAGTCCGCCCCTGCGGTTACGGCATGGAATCCGTTGTAGCCGCTGGTGTACACTTCCTTGAATTCGTAGCCGTTTATGTAGCCACCATTGCCATTCAGACGACTGGGCTGCGTTGCGCGCCATTCACCACGCACCATGCGCCCCACGGGCTGACAGGCCACAACCCAATGGTCGTGATAGGGCAGCACTTCGATGACCAAGTGAATTTTCGTGCCAATGCCGGAACGAATAAGGCCCCCCACGACTGGTGCCGCCTTTGTCGACTTAAACATTGCCATTTCTGAGCACTCCAGATTGGTTGTTGGGCGTGGCGTAGTGCCACGCCCCTATGCTGCCACATTCCCTAAGGAATGCTACCCCCACTGCACCTGTTCGGCCGTAAGGCCCAGCAGTATGTATTCCTCGTCGGGACTGTTAAAGTCCGAAGTACCATCGAACGGCTCGATTTTCAGGTACACGTACTGTTCCGGCTGCACTGCATTCACCATTGCAATGGCCCCGCGCGCCGTTTCGGCCTCGACAATGTAGGCTTGGTAACCCACGTCGAACTCCACAATGCACTCGAATTGCATCAGACCCTCCGACTAGTACCGTGGCACATGCCACACAGGCAGTGTGCCACGTTCCCCCAGGAATGCTAGCCTTGGCTAGCCATGTTGTACGCCGCGTCGAACAGCGCCATGCCCTGCTCGGAAGCCGGCTGGTCGTCGGACGTGGGCATGGGCAGCATTGCCAGTCCGATTTTATGCACCTGTTGCTGTGTCGGAACAGCCCCCAGCAACTCTTCGAGTGCGTCGATTACCTGTCGGATTACAGCATGTTCCTGCTCGAACTTGCTGGTGTCGAATTGCAGCCCCTTATATTCCATCAGACACTCCTTACGTGCGTGCCACATGGCACACACATATGGTGCCACAGTCCCTAGGGAATGCTAGCACGAATGTAACTCCGACATCGATGAGTCGCGCCCCCTTGCCTCGGGGCATTCTCGCTTCAGTCGAGCTCACGCTCCCCCAGTCGAGCTCACACTCATGTTCGCCATCGACAGTCGCCTGCGAATTTGGAGCTATAGACATCGAAACGACAACTAGAACTTTCCTTTCGTCATGTTAATCGCCTTCGCGTATTCCTCACGCAGGCGTGCCGTGGGCCAGTCACCCTTTCGGTCAACGATTATCCACGCACGCTTCTTCGTCCCGTCAGCCTTGAACTCCATGCGCTCGAAGCCGAGGTCTTGCATGCGTTGACCGAGAGCATTCTTCAGGCCGGGGGTAATCTTGAATGTCTCTTCCGGCATGTAGGCCACGGCCAGTTGATCCGGGGTGAGGATTGCGGCCCCCTGCATCCACACAGGCAGCACGCTGTCGGGGTCGTCCCACAGGTCGCGCACAAACTTCTCCATCGCGCCCCGTGTGGCGTCAGTGACCATCTCTTTCCACTGAGTGACGTATGCGTCCCCATTGGGGTTGAAGCCAGTCAAATCCACCCCCAGCAGGTAGTCGTAAAGGGCCTCCCCACCATCAGTCTCAGACCATTCGTAGTAGGCATCCCACTCAGAACGGTCAGTAATCTTGGTGTCGCGGCTACCGAACTGCACCACACATGCGCGCCTGTCCCCCTCGTCGAGCTTGATGCTGTCCGAGTAGTTCGACGTCGTTACCAGATTGATGTGATTGTCCACCACATACTCCGGCTTGCCCTTGCCATTGACTGTGAGCTTGGGTGACGTGACGAGCATCTTGATTTTGTTGGTGATGGCGACGGCACCGGCCTCGTTGCCACCATGCAACTCGTCGATATTGACGAACTGACGGAGAGAGTAGACCTCGTTGAAATCAGACGCTATCCTCTCCTTGCTCAGGGTGGCGGCATTGTCGCCATAAATGTCCAGCAGGGGCACCAGCAGGGCGTTCTTGCCCGTGCCGGGGGGACCATACAGGTGGATGAACGACGTCATCTTGCATCCGAGGTTCTGCAGGGGATATGCGAACCACTGTATCATCCATCGCCGCAGCGACGGGTCAGGGACGTTATGCTCGAGCAGACGCAGCCACGGCCCCACGTCGCCCCGCTCAGGCTCCACGCCCATGCCCTTCCACAAGTTGAGGAAATCGAGGGTCACCTTGTCCTCGCCGGGGGCATACTTGAGCTCACGTACCGTGCGCCGACGCTCGTCGGTCAGCCACAGGCGGGGGAAATTGGCGCGCTTGCCCTCGTCACCTATCTCGACGGTAATGTGTGCGTAGTTGACGTCGGTAAAGTCGCCACGTTTCATCATCGTGCCCGAGTCAATCTCCACAATACGACTCAGATTTTCGACCAGTACCACTCGATTGTTCATCGCTCGCAACTCGAGCTCGTACTCGCCAAGCTCTACTTCCACACCATCGCCATCGAGAAAGGCTAGTGCCTGTGTGTCTCCCGCTGCCACTGCATAGTCGTCAAAGCCCTGATGCGTACCATCTTCAGCACGGGGCAACTCCAGAGCCACCGCCCGGCGACCGTAGAGCTCAAACAATTTCGCAGCAAGGCGCACCCGCGCATCGAGAACATCGGGGTTATCCTCCGTATTACTGTCGAAAACGATGACAGGCTGCAACTCCATCGTTTTCCACGGTATGTCTTTCAGGCCGCTAATCAGTGCGTGCCCATGCTTGCGGGACGACCACCCGCGCACCCCATTCAGGCCAACTGACCAGCGCCCGAGGCGTGCGCCATTCGCTGCTTTGAGTGCCGACTCGTGGATGTATACTCTGTCCCCGCGCTCCAGCTTAGTCCAGTCTAGCGTAGGGGGCAGGTAGGCTACTGTCGGCTCGCCCGGTGGGCAGAACATCTTGCCCCGCCTGTCCACTACGGCCCCCTGCCACCCTGCGCGGACTCCGTTGCCTACTAGGCGACAACTCCACCAGTCGTAATAGTTCCCCTGTATATCAAGGTGGGGAAACACCACCGCCAATCTCTCGTCATACACCTTGCGGCGCAGCGCGCTCTCGAGGAGTTCATTGGCGGGGCAAATTCTGATGCCCAGCTCGATCATGAGTTCGGGTGGGATGCCTCGCTTTTCGAGATACTCGATGGCGAGCTCAAAACCTGAAACGTGCCTATCTTCTGCTGCGGGTCCGAGCTGTGTCTCTATCTGAATGAATGTCAGCATAGACCAACCCCTTGCACGGACGCGCGCGTGCATGCTATACTAGCCATAATCTGATTTCCTAGTGATTTACTCGACACTCCCATAAGTGTCGATCCTATAAAGGCCCCGCGACGCGCGAACGTCCCGGGGCCTTTGCACATATTGTATGCCTGCCCACCCGTATAGACAACCGGCAAGCTTTACGGTTTGCATTCAGCTGGGAACGGCGTACAGTACCTCCAGTGGCATGTGCCACGTACTAGTGAGGTGACAAATGATGAAGTTCAAGTGTTACGTGGAGTTTGACGAAGGTTACGCCTTCCTCATCATCACTGCTCCGACACACATGGGGGCGCTGGACTTGTTGATGAAATGGCTGGCCGAAGACGAGCGAGACATGACTTATCTGGAAATGTACCCGTCCGACGCCACCCCGTGGATTACCGACGACGTCGTGGAGCTCGCATGAACAAAAGCAAGGCTACAGAGCATCGCGTGCTGGTACTTGAAGAAGTCGCCACCGCCCCGGAAGGGGCCACGATCAAGAGTACCACTACCGCCCTGAGTAACGAAGCATTCCCGTACCACTCTGTGTGGAATATGATCTGGCAGTTGAGAAAAGAGGGGTTGCTTGGCATGGGCGAGGAAGGGTACCTGCACCTGACTGAGTTCGGCATGACGTACCTGTACACTCAGGATTTCTCCCGCAAGCTGCCTGAGTTTGCCGAGCGGCCGAAAGCACGACGCAAAAAGAAAGTGTAGGGGGGTTGTGTTCCCGCACGAACGCTGTAACCTTGCATCTGTGGTTGGGCACCCCGCCCTTCCACCCAACCAAAAGGACTAGTGAAATGAAGATGATCATCTCCATCGGCTGGCAAGACTACATGGTCAACGCACCGGCAGCGCAGATCGAAGGACTGTTGGCCCTGCTGAACGGAGCCACCCCGGTGGTCAGCGCGTACATCAACGACAAGCCGTACCTCGTCCAGGAGCTGGCCCGCAAGCATGAGTTCAAGGGCCACACCATCGTCAACGACCCGATCACCGAGGCCGAGCGCGACGCACTCATCGCCGCTGAACAGGCCGCCAAGTCCGAGTAATCCCCACGGGGGCGGCACATGTCGCCCCCACACCGTAAGGAGTAGCAGCATGCGTGAAACGATCAATACCCCGCGAGTACTGAGGCTGAACCGTCCCCTGTCCCTGGACGAAGTCCGCAATGTGGCACCGGCAGTGTTCGCTGCCGGTGCGCATGAGTCCCGCAGCGACAGGTACGCTTACGTCCCCACCGAGCGTCCCCTGACCGCCCTTCTGGACAATGGCTGGCACGTGTGGGAAGCCCGCCAGCAGCGCAGCCGTGACAGCGGCAAAGACCCCTACACGAAACACATGCTGCGTCTGCGCAAGAGCGGCGACGGCGCGGTGATCCACGGCCGTGACGGCACTGCCGAGATCGTCCTCATCAATGCGCACGACGGCACGGCCAGCTACTCGATCAGTGCGGGCTATTTCCGCCTCGTGTGCAGTAATGGAATGGTGGCTGGGCGCACGCTCGGCAACATCCGCGTGCAGCACACACTTTCGCTGGCGACCAGCGAAGCCGTGCTGGGGGCCAGCGAACGTGTGCTGACGGAGAAGGTGCCGCTGATGCTCGGGCAGATTGACCGCCTGCGTGAGTACGAAACCAGCCCGGAGCAACAACTGGAGCTGGCGAACACTGCGCTGGGCCTACGCTACGCGATGACCGCGCCGCCCATGCCCGCCGTAGATTTGCTGCGGGTGCGCCGCGAGATCGATGCCGCCAACAACATGTGGACTGTCCTCAACCGCATCCAGGAAAACATCATGGACGGCGGCTGGGAAGTGCGCTCCATGCTGATGGGTCGTCGCAGCATGGTGCGCCCGGTGGAGCGTGTGTCGGCCAACGCGGCGATCAACATGGGGCTGTGGGACAAGGCCATCGAGCTGGCAACGGCCGAATAGGCTTGCACCGACGGGCAGGTTGGTACATACTGTACCTGCCCGTAACCCACGGAGGTTCAAGTGCAACAAGAAAAAGACATCGTCTACGGCGACGTGCCCATGCGGGTGTGCTACACCGAAGAAAACGACGCTGTGTATGTCAGCAGCATTCACCTGTTGCAAGACAACAAACCGTGCGGCGTGGACATTGCGCCGATGCTCAATGCTACGCTGCTCGTAGTGCCGGGTTATCCGCCCGTGCCGACCCTCAGCGTCATCTACGGAGAAATCCAGAAATGCCTGACGTTGAACTAGTCAAGCTGTCCCCCAAGCAACTCGGCGAACATGCCGACGAATACAAGAAGGTGAGAGACGAGCGGCTGGCGGCGGACAAGATAGTGAAAGAGCTGGCTACCCGCGAGCAAGCGATGTATGCTATGCTGGTACAGCAGATGCGCTTGCAGGAGATCACCTCGGTCGGCGGCAAGGTTGCCACCGTCAGCATTCCGGTTGACCCGGACCACGTACCGGCAGTCACTGACTGGTCGGCTTATTGGCAATACGCGAAGGAGAACAACGCACCTGAAATGTTTGAACGTCGGCCGGGCAAGGCGGCGTGCAAGGAGCGCTGGGAAGCGGGTGAGATCATCCCCGGCGTTGAGAAGTTTCCCGTGTACAAGTTGACTATCAAGGGAGTAAGGTAACATGGCTGAAAACAAACCTGCTGCAAAGCGCACCACCCCCGCCCCCGCACAAGCCTCAGCGCGGCCCGTAGACATGTCTGGCGGCGCGCAAGCAGCCCCCGGTGGTATGGTGGTGGCCGTACAGCCTGCCGCAGCCCCTGGAGCGCTCGCAATGCCTGCAGACATGCTTGCCATGCTGGCAGAAAGCGCCAAAGCCGTCGCCGCCACGGAACGCCCCAGCCTGAGCAAGATCAGCCTGCGCGCTGGGGTCATGTCCTACGGCGGACAGCCCGTGGCCGGGAACAGCATGGACGTGCTGGTGCTGGCAACCGTGTTCCGCAACGTGTACTACGTGGGTCGCTTTGACCCCAACAACATCCAGAACCCCAACTGCTTCGCCATTTCCCAGACCGACAAGGACATGGCCCCGCACGAAAACGTGGCCGAGCCGGTGGCAGAGTCCTGCGCCACCTGCCCGAACCACGAGTGGGGCAGTGACCCGAACGGTGGCCGGGGCAAGGCATGCAAGGAGGGGCGACGGCTGGTGCTGATGCCTGCCAGCGCCCTGACTGACCCCGAGTCGGTCAAGGGGTGCGAGCTGGCCCTGATGGATCTGCCGGTGACCAGCGTGAAGAACTGGTCCAACACCGTCAACCAACTCGCCACCGCGAGCGGCCTGCCGTATTGGGCTGTGGTCATCCGGGTGGAAGTGCGGCCCGACGCCAAGACGCAGTTCAAGGTCATCTTCTCCCCCGTGCGGGTGGTTGACGACAAGGAAGTGCTGACGGCACTCATGGCACGGCACAAAGTGGCCGTGGATGTGGGCATGCTCCCCTACGACGAGACGGCGCTGACCAACCAGCCCGCCGCCGCGCCGAGGGAAGTGAACAAGAAGTACTGACCTAGTGTAGTTCATTCCAATAGTAAGGGGCACTCTGCGGGGTGCCCCTTAGTTCACGGAGACAAGATGCTGACCATAGACTTTGAGACCGAGGGCATTGTGGGCAACCCGGTACACCGCCCTCCGCTGCCGGTCGGGGTTGCCATACGCACCCCAGACGGCGTGAATACCTACCACGCATGGGGCCACCCCACAGGCAACAACACCACGTTCCAGAAAGCCCGGACACTGCTGCGCAAGCTGCTGACTGCAGCCCGCAAGGCTGACGGGTGGCTCGCCCACAACGCGCCTTTCGAATGCGCAATCCTTCGCGAGTACTTCGACTACGTGGAGGAAGACCCGCTGCTTGTCCACGACACGCAGTACCTCCTCTTCCTCACCGATCCGTACGCGTACAGTCTGAGCCTCAAGCCCAGCGCTGAACGCGTGCTGGGCATGCCCCCCGATGAGCAGGATGACCTGCGCGAGTGGATACTGGCTCACGTCGTGGGAGCCAAGCTATCCGACTGGGGGGCGTACATCAGCAAGGCCCCCGCCGAGCTCGTGGGTCGGTACGCGCTGGGAGATACTGACCGTACCTTCAGGCTGTACGAAGTGCTGATGCCCAAGGTGCTGAAAGAGGGCATGCTGGGCGCATACCGGCGCGAGCAAAAACTCATGCCGATCATGTCAGAGGCGAGCAGGCGTGGTGTCAGGGTCGATCGCAAAAGGCTTGAGCGTGACATCAAGCACTACAAGCACGAGAAAGCAGTGTGCGAAGCCTACGTATTCTCGCGACTCGGGGAGTTCAACATTGACAGCGACAGTGAGCTCGCTGCCGCCCTCGAGCGTAAGGACATGGTCGCCGATTGGGTGCTGACTCCCACGGGGCGCAAATCCACGGCACGCAAGAACTTAGTCGGCAACTTGAAAGATCCGGACCTGCTGACATACTTGTCTTACCGGGGCGTGCTGGCGACATGTTTGGGCACTTTCGCCGAGCCGTGGCTGGCTACGTCGGCCGAGGATGGTCGCGTACACCCGCAGTGGAATCAAGTGCGCAGTGACCGGGGCCAGAACGGCGACATGAATGGTGCGCGCACCGGGCGCATGTCCTGCAACAATCCCAACCTGCAGAACGTGCCCAACGACTTTGAGACGCTCGTAGTGCCCCCGGACATGGCTGGCCCCATGATCCTCAGGACGTACCTGCTGCCCGAGGAGGGGCACGTCTGGGTCAAACGTGACTTCAGCGCGCAGGAGATGCGCTGGCTGGCATACTTCACCGAAGGGCGACTGTTCCAAGCATTCGTTGCTGACCCCAGCACCGACCCGCACGACGCAGTACGGCGTATGATATACGAGTTGATGCAGGTGGACATGCCGCGCAAGTACGTCAAGATCACGGGTTTCGGCATTATGTACGGTCGGGGAATTGCCAACCTCGCGTCCGCACTCAGCGTCGACGAGGTGAAGGGCAAAGAAGTACGGGATACGTACTTCGCCGCGCTGCCTGAGGTCAAGGAGCTGAGCGACGAGATACGTTGGCGGGGGCGCAAGAACATTCCCATCACGACATGGGGCGGGCGGAAATATTACAAGGAACCGCACCCCACACGTGACTTGTCCTACAAGTTGCTGAATTACCTCATTCAAGGCAGCGGTGCAGACCAAACGAAACAGTCAATTATCGACTGGCATGAGGATAGCTACCTAGACCATCACCTGCTGGCCCCGGTACATGACGAGATCAACTTGTCGGTGCCAGAGGACGAGGTAAACCTCGGTATGCAGGCACTACAGGAAGCGATGAATAAAGACAGGGTGAATGTACCCTTCCGCAGCGATGGCTTTACCGGCCCGAATTGGGCAGAACTGGAGAACTACTATGGCTGATGTACTCGATGCATTGGGGGATCCCGTGCCTACCTTCCGCTGGTCGTTCAGCCAGTGGGAGACGTATCACCAGTGCCCAGCCAAGTGGAAATTTCGGTACCGCATGCGTCTGCCCGGTCTGCCCAGCGGCCCGGCTGCTGCCCGTGGTACGGAATGCCACAAACGTGTGGACAACTACATCATGGGCGTGGACACCGACATCAACAGGCTGTTGATCGGAGACAAAAACAAAACAGATGGCTATTTTCCCGCCGACATTGATCGCAAGTACCTACCGGTGATCCAAACATTCCGTGAGCACGAAAATGGCGACGTGGGGGCCGAGAAAAAGCTGGGGTTGGACGTCGACTGGAGTCCGCACCCGCCCACATCCCCGATGGCGTCGGCCATATGCGTGCTGGACGCGTACAGATTCACCAATGCAGGAGAGCTCTACATCGGTGAATGGAAAACCGGCCAACCGAAAGACACGCACCCCGACCAGCGGAGTTTGTACGCCTTGTTCGGTCTGAAACACTGGAATCCGAAGGTGGTGTACGTCACCACGTATTATCTCGAAAACACGGCAGAGCCAACCCGGCTGAAAGCCACCCCGGAAGCCGAGGGGCGACTCATCGACAAGTGGTCTGCGCGCATCGATCAAATGCGGGGCGACAGTATGGGCTCCCCGCGTCCGGGGTTTTACTGCCGCTGGTGCGACTACTCCAAGGTGAAGGGGGGGCCATGCGAGTTTGGACGCTGATCAAGCGGGTGTACAACTGGCTTCGATACCGGCACCTGCGGCGATGATTGATTACCTGCCGTGGGTACTGAGCGCAATCACCATTTACCAGTCGTATCTCGTCGGCAATAAGGACATACGGGGGTGGATTCTCTCGCTGGTGAACCAGACGCTGTGGTTCCTGTGGGTCATCGGCAGCGGAACGTGGGGATTCCTCCCCCTCAACATCGCACTCACAGCCATGTACGTCCGCAATTACCGGAAATGGAAGCGTGAGAAACACGCTTGAATCGGATGTAGAGGAGACTGTAATCAGTTGGTCTAAGGGTTGCGGCCTCCTTGCTTTCAAGCTAAACTTGCAAGGCAATACCGGCTGGCCGGACCGTCTCTGGCTGTTCTATTACCCATTCATCTGCTTCATAGAGTTCAAGAAACCGGGCAGGGGCGACAAGCTAGACCGTAACCAGCCCGCGCGCATTGAAGAGCTACGTCGCAGGGGATATCCCGTAGGAGTCTTTGACAATGCAAGAGACGCAATCGAGTTTATACGTTCCACGTGCCTATCAGGCCGAGGCGATCAAACTGTGCATCAGTCAGGCGTGTGCTGGCCTGCTGATGGCCCCGGGACTGGGCAAGACGTCAGTGATTTACAGCGTAGTTTTGATTTTACTTTCAAAGAAAATGATCAAGCGCACGCTGGTCATCTGTCCCCTGCGCCCCGCGTACCGCGTCTGGCCCCACCAGAAAGATCGGTTCGAGCAGTTCAAGCATTTGCGAGTGAGCTTGCTGCATGGCAAAGACAAAGAGAAAAGACTCCACGAAGATAGCGACATCTGCGTGATCAACCCCGAGGGGCTAGCGTGGCTGTTCGGAGCCAAGAAAGTGGGGAACAAGATGGTGCTGGATCCCGGCAGGGTGCAGTGGATCAAGTCTATGTTTGACGTGCTGGTGGTTGACGAATCCACCAAGTTTAAGGACGCGCAGAGCAACCGCTTCAAGCTGCTCAAAGCGTTCGTACCGCACTTCAAGCGCCGGTACATACTTACAGGCACCCCCACACCCAACGGCCTTCTAGACCTGTTTGGACAGGTCTACATACTTGACGAGGGCGCAGCACTGGGCCGGTTTATCACCCACTACCGCACGGCGTTCTTCTACCCGCACGGCTTCGTCGGCTACGAATGGCTGCCACAGGCGGACGCAGAAAACCGTATCTTCGAAAAAATAGCGCCACTCGTCTATCGTGTCAGCGCCAAAGGCAACCTGGACTTGCCCGCCCTACTATTTGACGACATATTCGTTGACTTGCCCCCGGCTGCACGCGTGATCTACGACCGCATGGATAGCAGCATGATGGCCGAGGTTGCTGCGGGGAATGTGGTGGCGGCGAATGCTGCTGTCGCCAGCAGCAAGTGCAGACAGGTGGCGAACGGAAACATCTTCGACGAGCACGGGGACGCACATTTCGTCCACGCGGCAAAGCTGGATGCACTGGCCGACCTTCTGGAACAGCTACAGGGGGAGCCCTGCCTCATCACATATGAGTTCGTGCCCGACGCTGCCGCGATCATGCAGGGGTTGAAAATCCCCAGCATCAGCACGGGCAATGCCAAGAACGATGACATGATGATTCAGCGCTTCTCGCGAGGAGAGCTCCCCGCAGTAGTCGGCCAACCACAATCTATCGCGCTGGGCATTGACGGCCTGCAAGACAACTGTTGTCACATCGCCATGTACGGGTTGACGTGGCGACTGCAAGACTACCTACAGGTTATCGATCGAGTGCGGCGCAGCGGCAGCAAGGCGAAGGCGGTTATCGTCCACCGCATACTGGCCCGCGACACCGTAGACGAACGTGTGCTGCAAGTCCTGGCACGAAAAGATGCGAAGCAAGAGGACTTTATGGCACTATTGGAGCGCAGCCGTCAATAGTAAAATACTATTGGCAGGCCCGTTTGATCCGTGCTAACCTTGTTTTGCGTGGTAGGAGCAGACCTTAGTGGGACGAGGGAGCAGCACACAAGAAGGAAACGCAGACCATCAATCTGCAAAGTACAGAAAGTGTGTATTGCTAAACGGAGTGGCGGGAGGGCTGATAACCTGATGTGTCCACACCGGCCACGCACCAGACAACCGTAAGAAACGAGAGCACTAGTGAACATCTTCTACCTAGATCACGACCCTGCACTTGCTGCCATGTATCAACATGACAAGCATGTAGTCAAAATGTGTCTGGAAACTGCGCAAATACTTTGTGCAGTTCAACACCGCTACGGACGCAATGCCCCCTACAAGCCGACGCATCAGAACCATCCGTGCGTGCTGTGGGCAGGCGACCACGTCAAGCACTACGATTGGTTGGTGCGGCACGGAGAATACCTGTGCCTGGAGTACACCACGCGATTTCGTAAAAGGCACGCATGCGCGAACGTAATCGATAAGGTGCGCTATGCGCCCCCCGAGATGTACGAGCGCGTGCGGCGACAGACAATGCCTCCGCAGTGCATGCCCGATGAATACAAGGTTCCGGGCCAGACTGTGCTAGCATACCGCAATTACTACCTCGGCGCGAAGGTAGCCAACCAGAACTGGACGAACCGCGCACGTCCAAACTTTCTCATTCAAGGAGAAGCAAAAATGGCAAAGAAGAAAGCAGCCCCGGCAACCGAAACCGTCGCCGAAGGTACCACGGAAGAGACTGTACTGGACGCAGGTTCGCACCCGGCACCCACCGAGCCGGTGGCGCGCACCCGTGGCCCCCGTGGCGTGCCGGAAACCGCCGTGATCACCGTGCTGGCCGACAAAAACCCGAAGCGCGTCGGCTCCAAAGCCTTCGATCTCTGGGAGAAATACAGTAACGGCATGACCGTGGCGCAGTACGTGGACGCTACGGGCAAGGACGCCACCCCGGCGCTCGTGTACGACGCGGCCCACGGCTTCATCAGCATCGAGGGGTACACCCCCGGCCAGATCATCACCCCCAAGGTGCGCGAGCCGAAGGCCCCCAAGGAGCCGAAGGCGAAAAAGCCCAAGGCGGTGAAAGAGGCCGAGGCCGAGGTGGACGCAGATCTGGCGGCGACCGAAGAAGAGGCCTGATCACCCAGCACGGCACTCGATTACGGGTGCCGTGCGGACACTCCACCCTCTGTAAGGAATGCCATGATTACGACGTACAAGGGATACATCGTACGAGAAGGAACGCTTGACAGCTACGTGGTTGACGAGCTGAGAACTTACCGAATGCTGACCCTGTACCCGCACGACATCGTTCTTGATGTAGGCGGCAACATCGGCAGTTTCGCGAAATACGCCGCCGGGATCTGCCATAGCGTAGTGTCCGTGGAGCCGTCCCCAGACAACTTTGCTCTTCTGGAAATCAACTCCCCCCGCAGCCTGAACATCAATGCTGCGGTTGTCGGTGACAACATGACGCAGAATGTTTTTCTCTACGAAAACCGGGGGAAAAACAAGGGACTGCACAGTACCGTTCCCACGCGGGGGCGAGATGTAGTGACCGTGCCCGCTGTCGAATTCGCCAAATTGCTGCACGACTATACACCAACCAAGTTGAAGGTAGACTGCGAGGGGGCAGAGTATAGTTTCGTGGTGCCGGGGGAATTGCCAGAGTCCGTCAAGGCAGTGGCTATCGAGTACAACCTGACCAGAAAACATGAGCGCGGCGCGGCTTCTGCCATGCACCAGAAATTTCTAGAGTCAGGGTTCGCGTGCTTAAAGTTCCCCACCCTGCACACGAAGGCGTGGGCAACTCTCTCTTTCTACGAAAGGGCGTAGGCAATGCAAATCTTCATCCCCACCTACGGTCGCTCGGGGGAGCAGGCTACGCTGAGTAACCTGCTCCCGACGGGCCGTAAGGTGACGTTAGTCGTGCAAGAACGAGAAGCATCGAAGTATCTAGCGCACAGTGTGTTAGAGTCCGTGAGTGTGCAAGTGCTGCCCCCGGAAATACAGACCATCAGCGCAACACGGGATTACATCCTCAAGCACGCAACGGATGACTCAATCCTCATGCTTGACGATGACCTCGACTTTGCGGTGCGCCGCACAGACGATCCAACTCGATTCCGCAGCCCTGAGACTGAAGACATCAAGCGCATGCTCAACGAAGTTGAAGAGCTGCTGACCACCAGCCCATTCGTCAGCATAGGGGCGAGGGAGGGCGGCAATCGCAATGTGGAGCCGTACCTGTACAACACACGAATGATGCGTGCCTTGGGCTACCGGCGCGACTATCTCAACGCGTGGAAAATCACGTTTGCCCCCATGGAACTCATGGAAGACTTCCACGTTGCCCTACAAATCATGCTGGTTGGGGGCACCTGTGTCGTGGCGAACAAGTGGGTCACCAACCAACGTTCCGGCAGTGGGGCGAAAGGCGGGTGCTCCAGCTACCGCACGCTCGAGATGCATGGGGACGCTGCCCGTCAACTTGCCGCGCTGTACCCTGAATATGTTACTGTGGTACACAAGCAAACGAAAACGGCGTGGGGCGGGCAACCACGGCTTGATGTGCGAGTAGCATGGAAAAAGGCCGCAGCGGCCGGAAAGGCTAGTCGTGAAAAAAGAAGAACTGGCGTACTGGATCAATGAGCGGTACAGCATCATGAAGAAAAAGACTGCGGGGCAGGTGCCCCCGTGGACCGCTGACCCGAACATGGCGGGGGTGCGCTGGTGCAACGTCCACCGCGAGGATGATGCTGTTACCGTGTGGATGGCGCGCGAGTGGCGCTGCGCGAAGATGCCCATGTGGTGGATCGTCCTGGGGCGCATGCTCAATTACATCCCCACACTCAACGAAGTGGTGAGTGCGCAGGTGCCGAAGACATACCCCGACCTATCCACCATCGGGGGTATCTTGAAGGCCCGTCGTGAGCGGGGCGACAAGGTGTTCACCAGCGCATATACGATCTCCACCTGCGGCAAGAAGATGGACAAGATCGATTACGTGATGGAGGTCGTGCAGGCATTCATGGAGGCCGGGGAGCCTGACTACAGCAGCCTCGCTGAGTGCTACAAGCAAATCACGTGCGTTGACGGGTTTGGGAGCTTTTTGGCTGGGCAGGTGCTGGCTGACTGCAAAAACACCCCCGGCCACCCGCTCCAGAGCGCTCCAGACTGGCACACGTGGTGCAGCCCCGGCCCCGGTAGCCTGCGGGGGCTTTCAGCGCTCTACGGCGTTCCCATTACGCCCAAGGGGTTTCAAGCCGCCATCAGCATGGCATGGGAGGCCACCGCCCCCCTCATCAACGAAGACATTCCCCCCATACACATGCAAGATTTCCAGAACTGCCTGTGTGAGTTTTCCAAATACATGAGGGTCAAGTATGGAGATCGAAGGGTCAGGAATACATACCATCCAGGGTGACCTGATTGTGGGCGAGGAAGTCCACGGGTGTGCGATCAACTGCACGGTGGTGCCGTACAGTGACATGCAGGACGGGTGGTTCATGGTTCAGTTTCTCACCCGACAACAAATGGAAGGCTACGCCCGTGAACATAGCCTCCTCATAAAGGAGCAGAAAGAGTGACGATGCAAGTAAGCGGCAGAAATGTGAATGATGTTTTCACCGACGCCATCTGGTTCATGCGCACTCTCGGCCCTGAGTGCCACGAGCAGTCCAGAAACGGCCCCGTGCTGGTGGCACCGGGGCCGGTCGTCTCCAAATACCTGTGCCCGTGGGAGCGCGTACTCTTCGACACCCGCAGGGACGCCAACCCCACTTTCCACTTGATGGAAGCTATCTGGATGTTGGCGGGAGAAAACAGGGTGGACTGGCTGGAACAGTTCAACTCTAACATTGGCAGGTACGCCAATGATGGAATCATCAACGGAGCCTACGGGCACCGCTGGCGCTCGCATTTCGATGACGTGGACCAAATCAGCTACGTGGTGAACACACTGCGCAACGATGCCTCGTCGCGCCGCGCCGTCATCAACATGTGGGATCCCGTACAAGACAGGGCGCTAGAGTGGAACGACGTGCCCTGCAACACCACGATCTACTTCGACCTCAGGGGCGGCAAACTCAACATGACCGTCTGTTGTCGCAGCAATGACGCGATCTGGGGATGCTACGGAGCCAACGTAGTTCATTTCAGTGTGCTGCAGGAGTATGTGGCTGCGTTTCTTCGAGCACCGATGGGGGTGTACCTTCAGTTCAGCAACAACTTCCACATCTACACAGACTTGACTCTGTGGCAAGATTACCGGGTGATGCCCCCTATTTTCGCCCCCCGGTACCGCACGGCAGCGGCCAAAGACCAATGGAGTAGCCCCTTCGTTTTCCCGCTGGTGGAGCACGGAGACCGTCCCATGGAATTCAAGGAAGACTGTTTCCGGCTGCTGGAGGGCGTGAAGTGCAAGAGCCCATTCATGCAACGGGTCGCTGAGCCGATGAAGAATGCATACCTCGCCCGTAAGGCAGGGGACACCAAGGGTGTGGCCGATGCGCTGACCAGCATGGCGAATTGCGACTGGTACTACGCACTCACCGACTGGATCAAGAGGAGAGACAATGCCCAAAGCGAATGATCATCAGGTAGCGGGCGACCACTACAAGACTGACCACACTGTGCAACACTGGGACGTGGTCGACTTGTTCAATCTCGACTATTTCCAGGGACAAATCACCAAGTACGTGTTCCGCTGGAAGTACAAACACGACACTCCTAAGAAGCGTCTCGACGACTTGAAGAAGGCGCGGCACTTTCTCGACAAGTACATCGAGATACAGGAGCGTGACGACGCAGAAGAGGCTGGCCCCAGCTACGTGAATCAAGGATAGGTTGCACCCTACTGGGAATGCGGTACAGTAGTGGCATGCAACCCCCGTAAGCGGTGAGTGGGGACATAAACCGCCGCAGTGAGTGACGTAACTCGGCCCCTGTTTTGGTCAGGTTACCGAGATATGCGGGGACACCTTTCTCCTCCCGGGCACTCACACCCCCTACAACGTAAGGAGTATCTCATGGTCAACCAGCACATAAAAGCGTCTGAGCGCACCCGGTTCGCCCGCAGCACGAGAGAAGCATTCGGCGTGTATTACCCGATAACCCCCCGCGTGAATTGGGGGGATCGTTTCGTGGGGATCTGCTGCGTGATAGGCACCATTGTACTCATCTGGATGGGGGTGCTGTCGTGAGCGGGCGCGCAGGGTGAATGGGAGAAGCGAATGACGATCAAAGATGGCGGGCCTGCGTTTCCAGGCACGATCCAGTATTTCCCCGACGACAAGAACGCGGACGAAGAAAAGGGCATGACCCTGCGCGACCACTTCGCGGGGCTGGCGATGACGCAGTTCATTGGCTTTGGGACGAAGTCAGACGATGAGTATTTTGAACTCGGCGCACGGGCTGCATACAAGATGGCTGACGCCATGCTCAAGGCACGGGAGGCCGAATGACCCTCCGAGCCTACCTAATCACGATGCGCGGCCGCATCCGCGAGGCGCTGTGTCCGGAGTTGCAGGCGTTGCGGGACGAGAACGCGCTGCTGCGGCGGCGCGCGATGAACGCATATCGCACGGGCTATTCGGATGCGCTGCGTGCGTGCGACATCATGGGCGCTTTGTCGGCACGGGCTGAATTTGACAGGAGGTTGAGAGATGAGTGAGCCGATCAAGGACGAGGCACCGCCCCCAGCAGCCGCTATTGCACATCTCGAAACCCGCCGCCTTGTGCTGCTTTGGAAAGAACTCGGCACGATGAAATGGGCGGGCGCAGACGAGGGTTGGGACCACGCGATAGAGGCAGTGCGCCGCCGACTGGATGAAGAATGCCTGCGGGTGCTGGCATGGAAGAAGCAAGTGGAGCAGTCGGAAATGACTACCAAGGAATTGTTGCAGAAATTGCAGGAGTTGCCCGAATGACCGAGCCGATCAAGCAACCTGAAGCCCTGCGGCTGGCTGATGCGCTTGGGCTGTACTACACACACCTCACAGCGGTGCCTGACATCAACCGTGAAGCCGCCGCCGAACTGCGCCGGTTGCATGCCGAGAACGAGAGGCTGCGGGCATTGCTTACCCGTTACCGCAACGAGACGCCGCTCGGCCATCAGCCGCACATGGTCGCGCACGAAGTGGACGCCGCACTGAAGGAGACGAAATGAGCGATACGCCGAGGACGGATGCAGGATGCTTCGATTCTTTTGAGCATCCTCTGACAGAACAGAACTGCGAGTGCGTAACTGCCGACTTCGCACGCACCCTAGAACGCGAACTCACCGCCGCGAAGGGGGAGATTGAGCGGATGCGGGAGGCGGCGCTGGGCGTGCTGGACGCAATGGAAGTTGTCCGTATCGCCAAACAGTCTGAAGGTGCTGGCGGCGGAAGCTGGATCAGCAGGCCCGCTACCCGCGAGCATCAAGCGCGTATGCAGAAAGCCTACGCGGACATGCACAAGGCAGAGGCAGCCCTCTGCAACGCCCTGAAGGAGCCGAAATGACTGGATTGAGTGCGGCGATACTCGCCCTGCTGACCACGCACCCTGAAGGATTGACTGCATCGCAGCTAACACTTCACATTCGCGGCAGAACACCTGATCGACGAGACAACTCAATCAACTGCGCCATGTACCGCCTAAAGCGAGACAAACGAGTAGACGTTGTTCAAGATATGAGAGGAGCCATATACTTTTTATATGGAAGAGCCCGCACATGTGATCTTGAACTAGTCATGCGCGATTGGGATATTACGGCCTCCGCGAAGCTCCGCGAAGAACAGCTGCAAGTTTCTGAAGCCGAGTAGGTGACTGCGGCACCTGTCCCAAGCCCTGTGGGAGCGCCGCCACCGGGGGCGGCATGGTGGGCATGCCCCCCTGCATGGGGGGCATGGCGGCAGCGTCCTGAGGCATGGGAGCAGCCATCTGAAGGGGCTGCGGCACCATGCCCCCGCCCTGTAGCTGCTGCCGCATATCCTGACGCTCTTCTTCAGAGAAGTAGTTCACAGAAAATCGCGCTTGGCGCGTCGTTTGTCCCACAACGACCAGCCGACCCCCGCCGCCGCTGCAACACCCCCGATGATGATGTCCACCTCTGCCCCGTCGATTCCATACTGCACCGCGAACCCACCCGCGATTGCAGTCAGTATGTGGCGTACGAGGGCTGCGAGCATCGCTGCGTCCATGTAAGTTCTCCTGAAAAAGTTAAGAGGGTGCCTTGCCCGAGACCCACATGGCGATTGCCACGCCGAGAACGCCGAGCGCCCACATGAATTTATGTAGCAGACTCTTGCCGACTTCTCGGTAGACGTTGTCGAGAACGCGCTTGGCAGCGCGCTCCGCAATCGCGTCCATCATCTCGTCAGTCAGTGGCAGGTGCGTGCGACGTTCTTCTCCCTTGTATTCGCTCACGGTGCAGTCCTTGTGGTGGATGTCTCAGGCAGTGCGAGCAATCATGCTCGGATCTCCGATGCGGCGACGAACAGTTGGTCGAGCTCGGCATTCGTCAGTCCTAGTGCTTTTGCTGCATCAACAAGCAAACCAGAAGCCCGTTGAAATTCTTGCGCATCTACCCAAGCAAGTCGAACTAATACCGGGGTCGTCTGCGCCGCCATGTATGCCTCTATTGTTGGCAACAGTCCTGCTTGATGCAAAGCAGCCTTGGCCTGAAAACGGGTGACCGACTGGGGGATTGGAGCCGGAGGCGGGGTGTAGGGGTCGGGCGTGTTGCCTGCCGCCAGCCAATCGAGATACTCGGCGTAATCTCGATTTAGTGGATCGGCTGGAATAAACATTTGCCCCTTGCGAACGGCAGCGGGGGAGGCAGTCAGTTGGTACATGATTATAGCTCCACAGCCATGGTGACCTGACCGCTGGTGATATTGGCACTGCCGCCACCAGAAAAAGTGCCCACGAACTGTAGGGTCGCACTCACAGGGGTCGTGTACTGTACAGTGGGAGTGCCAAGATTGTTAAAGTTAAAAACCGCCCCAGCAAGGTCAACTGTGGGAGAAGCGCGCATCGGAGTATCAAAGTGAACTGTATTCCACACACCGTTGCCGAGGCCGACTTGACCCGCCCAAGAGAACGCATTTGTTTCTGCGTTAGCAGCTCGGTATATGCGGAAATAACGACGCACCCGCGCGAAACCGGCTTGATACGGCACCCACTCAAAAGGAGTACAAACGGTACCTTTTTCAACTTGAAGTTGAGCTATGTCTATTGTGGCATTAAGCGTACTAATGAGTTGAGTACCACCAAGGGCGCCAATAATATTTCCTGCAGCCCATGCCCCACTAACAGCTAGACTATTGCTACCAGCGCCACAGTTAAAATGAATTAGCATTCCACGCTGATTGTCCTGCGGCCATGTTCCTGTAGTATCGCCAGGAATGTTAGGAATTGTTACGTATTGCCAAACATTGGCAGCAAGGTATTGAAAAGAAAATGGATATCCCCTACTGGCGGCTGGATTCTTTACTGCTCCGGAATGAGGTCCTACGAGAGAGGATCGAAACCAAAAGCTAATAGAAATTGGTTGAGCATCAGGTGTACCAAACGCTAGATCTGCAACATCTAGTCCCTCAATAAGAGCTGTGTAGATGTATTGATCAGTCGGAGCAAGCGTTCCATCTGCTGTGGTAGCTTGGATACGCACAAAGTTTTGTCTGCCGTTTACTGGTCCGCCTGTTGCAACAGACGAGATTGTTAATGCACCCGGAGCAGCGGCAGCAAAACAATCAGTGCAGTCATGCGTACGAACACCACTGCCAGGACTAGTATTTACTGCTGCGCCATTGTTCCGCTGGTCGAACTGGAACGCCCCGTTGGCGAAACGGTTCTTGTTGACGATAGTGGCCCCGAGAACAGTGCGGGCAGCGGGCGCATCGACTGCGTCTAGAAGAGTCTGCCCGTAGGCCGTGGTCGTTGCCACAGCTTCCCACGCAGACCCATTCCAAATGTCCATTGCACCGACATTGAACCTGTACTGTGTAATTCCTGACAAAGAAAGTCCGACACTGCTACTACCGATGCGATACAGGCCAGTGGTAGACTCAGCAGAAAATGAAAGCGCCGGGGCTACTGCCGTACCATCGATTAGTCGCAGGGGAGCAGTCATGCCCCCGGCCCCGCTGCGGCTGAGGCTGTCCGTTAAAGCAGCGGCGACGTCTGTGAGTGTACTATTTGCCCACGTAACCGTGATAGTCGTAGCTGCCACCACCGGGTTGACTACCGGGGGCAGTGTGTAGTTTCCGTTGATATCGCGTGACATTATTCTTCTCCCGGAGACGCTGCTGCGCCCGCCCCATACAGATAAGGGCCTGCTCTGCGCAGGGCTTCAGCGAGGTCTTTTTGACTTTGGTTTTGGCCCATGAGGAAACGCGCACCCCTGACGGTCTGACCGATGGCAGATGTTCCGTATAGTCCGGCGAGAATAGGGGCGATGATAGGATTACTTGTCGCCACACCGATACCCCCGACTCCGAGCGGGGCCAAAATTCGCATGGTGGTGTTGACATCTCCACGTCCTGCTGCTGCATGCGTGGGACCGAGTACTCGCTGGGCGGGGCCAACCAACTCGTCTACTGTGTTCACACCTGCCATCGGGTCAGCACGCCCATACGCAGTCTTCAACCGATCTATTCCCACGCCCACATTCTCACCGGCAGCGTCCTTCGCCGCCGTTTTCATGCGACTGAGGTCGTAGTTCAGGCGATCGATGTCCTTGACCCGCATAAGTTGCTCGGGGGTGATGCGCCCATACACGTGATTTTTGAAGACGTCGCGGGCACGATCTATCGCGGCGACTACTCCTGGATCGTTGGTGCGTGCCGCTTTGCGCTTGAGCTCCGTCAATATTTCTTTTTGAATTTCTTTTTGCGTCATCCGTGTGCCACGGGCAGACAGCTTGGTCGCGTCTATGGTGTCTGCGATGATTGCTGCTGCTTCCCCCGCCGCCTTCGCCCCACCGCCGAGCCTGCCGGTTTGGGAGGCTGCCGCAGAGGCCCGCCCCACCAACGACTGTGTGATGGGAAACTTCTGTCCCTGGAACACGTCGTCGTATGCGCGGCTGACGTAGTCTTGAGCGGACTCGAGTAGTTCGTTTCCAGTGCCTCCGGGAATGTCTCTGTTGCCTTCGGTGATCTTTCGGAACAGAGACTCACCGAGTTCTTCGTTTTGTCGCTGCAAAACTCGCCGCGACCCCGCAGCCAGCGAACCAATCGACTTGCCGATGCGTCTTTCGGCTCCCTGAGATAGTGTAGGAGTTATCCCAGCCTCCATAAGCTTCACCGCGTCAGGGCTGGGGGTGAACATCCTGGTCGTGGCCTTGCGCAGGACCGTGCCGACGCCCTGCATGCCCGCGCCGAGCGCAGCATCGATCGCAGCCTGTCTGCCCTTCTCTGCGAAGCGTGCTTCTGCACCTTCCGCCTCGCTAGGGGTCAGCGCGAAGCCGGTAGCCCCGCTGACGCCCGCTGCAGAGCCTACGGTTGCCAGCGTGCGTGCCGCCCGGCCCGCACCAGCGGCCTTCGCAAGCACACTACCCGCCTTCGCACCGGGGACGGCAGTCATTGCGATGTTGCCTGCGACTTCTCCGGCCCCACGGCCGAACGCGCCCATGCCAGACTCGCGTTCGCTCTCTTGCCGTATCTGCTCGAGCACGCCTTTGTTTTCCGGAGACAAGTCGGTGAACAAGCTCTTGATGCCGAGCGCAGCCTTGATGGCCGAGTCTCCCAGACCAGACACGACCGACCCTGACCCCGGCACCGCAGCACCCAGCCCCCGCTGCAATACACCCGCCCGCTCTGAGGCCTGTAGAGGCGCGGGAGCCGCCGCAGCGGGTTGGGTGGTGCTACCCCCTTGCCCCGTGGCTTGCGTGGCCTCCAGACGCGCCTGAGCCCTTGCCAGCGCCTCGGCCCGTGCAATCGCGCTTTGCTGTTCTGGGGTCACTTGAACAGTGCCCTATCTTCTGCGGGCATTACTGCCCACACGGCGGGGGGTATGCCCGCCGGAGGGCTGCCTGCTGCTGCTGCTGCGGGGGCGGGTCGGGGGCGCGTGGACTCCGGCACTGTGCGCGTACGACCAGGACTGGGCGTCGCCGTGGGAAGGCGCGCATCCGCAGGAGTACGGCGATCGAACCGAACAGGGGAGCGCGAATTGTACACTTCGAGAATATTGTCAGGAACGGTCGACAAAAGGTTCTGCTTTTTGCCTTCGATAGCCTCGAACACGTTGTTCCAACCATTACGCAGTGCAGCCTCGGACATCCCTTTGCCGAGTGCAACTTCTCGCAAGAACCTCTGCGATTCTTGCGTAGTGACCGCAGCACCCGATCGAGACTTCAGAATGATGTTCGCAGCCATCTGCATATTGCTGCGAATTTGCTGTGCTTCGTCAGAAAGTGCGAAGTCTGGAGCCATAGACATGACACGTCCGTACCCCGGAATACTGGTGTATTCAGTCAGCACTCCACGCACGCTGCCGAGAGCTTGCTCCAGTTCTGGTATGCCCGCTTTTTCCAGTGTTTCCCCTAGCCTGCGCACGCTATTGTCTGTGTCTTTTTCTTCACGGCTTCGCGCACGGTCGGCAGCGTTTCCGCCCGCCACTGCCGCTAAAGCTCGCCGCAAACCCATAGACTCCAAGTGTCGTTCTCTGCGGTCTTCTGCAGCGCGTTCAGCCGCGCTCATGCGATCGCGGTGCATTTGCTGCTGCAAGTCTCGACGTTCTTGATCTCGTTCTTTGCGCTCATCCGCTGCAATGACCGCAGCCTGCAACCGACTAGCGCGAGCCTCACGTTTCTCATCGGCGAACATGGGCGACTCGACGAACTGGCCTTCATTGGGGAGCATGAATCCCTGCTGTCCCATTTGCACCGGGGAGAACTGCTCTCGCTGGCTACCTGCCGACATTTTGGCTGCGGCGGCAGCTCCAGGATTTGCAGCCATTTGCGAAGCCGCAGCCAGCAAGTCCATGCGGCCAGCATTTTGATTCGCAATGCGCAGTGCAGCCGACTCCTCACCCCGTCGCTGATTGCGGAGGATGTCGGCTTGCGAAGGGCCACTTCCTGCGGAGAGAAGCTCTAGCAGATCCATTTAGTACCCTGCGTCGTCGTAGGGAGTATAGCGCTTCGACATGGGGGCAGTCGCTGTGGGCATGGAGGTAGTGGGGGCCACAGGATTAATGGCCGGCGTCTGGGGGCGGTTCATGTCTCGATTGCGCAGGAGCGCGCGCAGGATGGTGGCATTCTGCGCACCCATGCTCGTGTCTAGCCTGCCCCCCGTTTCTTGCGCTCGCTGCCCGAGTTTTTCGGAAGAAAGGTTCTTTGCCATCTCCCCCGCATACTGCATGAAGTGCGGAGCGACGAAGTGTCCGTCGACCATTTGTCCACGCGGAGCGATTCCGCGCATCATCTCCGCCTGTTTTCGCTGGAGGTCGTATTGTCGTTGGAGCCCTTGATTGGCAGTGCCCCCCTCGATCAATTGCCGAAGCTCTTCGTCTGTAATGACTTCGTTCATGCGAGCACCATCTGATAATTGACTTGGAGATACCCGCCAACCTCCCGTACAGCATCGGGCATGATCTTTTGCACTTCCTGCGCCAGTACGCCAATGTCAAGTTGACCGGCCTTCGGCCCAGCACGCCAGCGGAACACGTACACGTTGATGCCGTTGTCCAGAAGACCGAGCTCGTAAATGACAGTTTTCAGGCGCTCGTCTGAAAAGGCGAACGGAACCGCAGCACTTCCAAGGCTGAACAGTCCACTCGTCATATTGGCTGCGTTCGCGTTTTTCGCGTTGACGGCACCCATCTGGGCACCGTAGCCCATGTTCGCGGCAGACAGCATGTCTGCTCCTGGGGTCGTGGCTTGAGTCGGCACGTTGCTGAACGTAGGATTGACCACTTGCTGCCCACTGCGAACGGCATTGAGCATGTTCAGCGGTTCGTTGCGGAAGAAGTTTTCTTCTTGCAATCCCTGCTGGCGGGCCTGCTGGCCCACAGTGATGCCGGACAACGCAGCTTGGCTGTATGCATCGTTAGCTTGGCGATCCGCACGCTCCATCTCGCGGTCGTAGGCCTCGCTATTTTGCGTCAATCCCTGGTTGAGCAGTTGCGTGCGCAGGGCTTCTCGGTCGCGGTCGAGTTGCGGCTGGATACGCCGGAGGATCGCAGCCTGCCCCGTCTCGCCAGCGTTGACAGTGCGCCCCGGCAGCTTGCTTTGGTCGAATGGGCTGTCCAGAGCAGACTGAACATAGCCGAGACCCTTGGACGAAACTGAAGACAGCCCTTGCTTGATGGCATTGTCTTGGTCGAACAGTTTCTGCTGCTCGGGGGATAGTGCGACAGTCTCCCGCCAACGGTCGCCACCGAGGTCCTCATATGAGCGGGTGCCGTAGGGAGAAACTTGGTCGACACGATTCGCCCGAGCAGCGATGCGCGCTGCTTCGGCATTGCCTGCTGCGGTGGCCTGTGCGGCACCAGCGTAGTCAGGCGGGGGCGGTGCGGAGGCTTTTCCTCCCATACTTCTCTCCCATTTCCAAGAAACGGCACTGTTGCCGTGTCATGGTATATATCAGTAAGTCGCCAACCTTGCCAGCGTCTTTGATGGTTGCCTCTTGGATAAATCCAAGGTGCTCATCAAATTTTCGGGCCGGGGCGTTCGTACTGTCAACCAAACCAACGATCTTACTTACGTTGATTTGGTTGAATGGGTAATCGAAGCACACCCAGAGAAACTCTCTCGTCATCCACCGCGCTCCGGGCACAGCGGCGACGTGCATACAAATCGACCTGCCATTCCAACCATCAAACAGGACGCCCGCTATCAGGTCGTCCGTTGTAGGATTTGTCAACCCTATGGCCGCAGAGTCAGACTTGGAGAAGCTGCCCCCTGTCCTATCGCACACCCACGGCCCCACCCAATCAACGTCAAAGATAATTCTTGAGGACACTGTACCACAGTGCGCGGGCATTGTAAATCCTTAAAGTATGCCACCAAACTCAAAAAGGTAATCAATCGCAGTGAGTGTCGTAGATGCAGGGCATGCGCTCAACATAGCCGCTGAACCAGAAAATCCCAACCCTGTGGCGCTCGCCCACTCAGCCTGTGACGCCAATCCTCCACCCCAAAACGCAGAGTTCCACACAGCAGCGTTCCACACACTTAACGTAGACGCGGGGAAGGTTAGGCTGCCCGTGGGGGGCGTAGGCTGAAAATTTACAGCCACGTCGATGAAAACGCCGGGAGACTCGGATGCAAGAAACCACGGACGAACCATCTTGAACTGCTTGAGGTTCGTAGGATTCTCAAAGTAATTGTACGCGGGCTTGATTTCTCCGATTACGGGCGTGCCACCCGATCCCGCGTAAGTAACGGCATCTAAATCATTGGCGAACAACAACAGAAGAGTTCCCGAAGCAGTGCCGCCGAATAGGTACCCACCACAGACGCCCATGCTGATAATTGGCACATTGTGGAACAGACACCAGTTATTGACGGTCAGCGACATCACAAACTGCGTGGGAAATGTGGTGTTCGGGTACGGAGAATTCACCACAAGAATGCGTTCGTACGGAGCAATGGCAAGCTGCCATCCGTTCGCGGTAAAACTCTCGCGAACGGCGGAACCCAACGTAGGGGCAATCTTGCTGCTGTACTCTTTATTTTGAACAGTCAACAGCGTGCTGCCGCCTCGAGTCACAAGACTGAGAGGAACGACGCCATCGGTAGAAAGCAGCAAAAGGTCTCCGCCGTACTGTGTGTATCCTCTGCGACCGACAGGAACCTGCCCCACGTACCAGACACCAACGAGTGCGAAGTTGGCGGCAACAGACGGGTCTGTGCCCCGGTACACCAACACTTCTCCATTGGAACTGACTGCCACGAAATAATCGTCAATGCCGTCTCCTGCGTCGATAGTCCAATTGGCCGTGAAGGCCAGATGCCCACCACGCTTGAACAGAGGGCCGAAGTCAAACTCTGTAGCATTGCCAGATATGGCGTCAGCGGGCAGATACCACGCCGAGGTAGAGTTTCGCTCGACAAACCACGCACGTCGCTTCCACACGCTGACGTGTACGAGATCATTCGGGTTTACGTGGTGAACTTCTCCTGGCCCTGAACCCGCAACCCTGCGCAACCACGTAGTCCCATCATATGTAAAGTAACCGTCGGCCTCACTACATGCTAGAAGAAACGCACCCGCTGAGTTTGCCAACATCGCACTGTTGAACAGGCCAGCATTCACATTTCCGCTCAAAGCCAATGCCGAAGCGGGAGAGTTCGTACGCGAAGTCACCGTGTAAATGGCCGTGTCCGTTGCGGCGAACATCGCCCCCGGCATGGTTGTCGGTATTGTGAGAAACGCCCCTGCGGGAAAGTTGGTGTTCGAGGCGAAGTACGCCAAGACGGACTTTACTGGTGCCGCCCCTGGGAATCCAGTAGCCCATTCTTGGTATCCTTTGCGACTGCGCACACCATAAGTATCAGGGATCCAGTTAGTCAGCACCACAGCATCCGTGGGGGGCATGTTCGCAATGCCGTCACGTGTGTTGAGACCCCCGTTGGGGGCCGGAACTGTCTTGGTCTGGTAGGTGCGTTTCACGAGCCGTAGTTCGTGTCGGGGATGTTGATTTGATTCAACAAAATGCCGTCGGCCCCTTGCCGCAGGGACAACGTTCTGCTGGGCGCGTCTTTGTCCTTGGCTGCGGCCAACACTCGCGCCATTTCAAAATTGGTGCCTGTCGTGTCGAACCCTTTGGCAGTCTGCCACGCCAGCTTCAGTGCAACCTTGAAAAGCTGGGGGTCGTACAAGATTACGTCGTCATCTGCTTGGAGTGTGTCTCGGTAAACACCCGTAGCAGACCGCACCCACCCGCGACTGTTGTAGGGCAGCACGACAAGCTGAGCGGTGCTGCCCACATCATAAAACTCTACAGCCTCGTTCGCTATGATGTACATCATTGCGAATGTAGTCCCCCCAAGGTTGCGAGCCTTGAGTGTCTGCCACTCAACTTCAGTGAGCGAGCCTATAGCAGGAAGTCGCTGTGTTCTGTTCCAGGAAGCATCATTGACGAAAGAGTCAAAGTCTTCCGGAAAACTGTACCTCGTGGTGCCTGGAACAGTAGTGATGGAAAACTCAGCCATCAGAAACTGCCAAGCGAACATGTCGATAAGCTGCTGACCTACTTCACTCGCAAGTTGCCACAACTGTTGAACAGTTCTGTCTTGACTGCTCGCAGCTGAGGTTGTCGCGGGAAGACCCAAAATACGGAGAGTGTCCGCGACTGCAGTCTGTCCCGTAATCTTGCGAGCGAAGTTTGGCATGCGTTACTTCTTCGGTTTTTCGAGCTGTGCCGTGAGTGCAGCCATCTGCTTCTGCATCTCCGCCATCTGGTTCTGCATCGACGTGATCTGGTTTTGCTTGTCTTCGAGCTCCTTGTTCATTTTCTCGAGGGGAGCATTGCCTTTGGCCGCTTCGATGAACGCAATGGCTCGATTTTTCAGACCATGCAGGCCGGGCACCCGCCCCAGCACGGCTTCGCTGGCGCTGGCGAGGTCTTCGATGGTGTTGAAGCCGAGGTATCGGAACTCTTCCACCTGCGAAGCGGTGATGGAGGGCCACACCGACAGCGGGGTACCGCTCTCCGCCAGCGTCTTTCCTTCACGGAAAAAGCGGTACGCGTCGCGAAACCGCTGCATGTCGTCTTGCCGCACGGGACGCAGCACGACATTGTCTTTCTGCCCACGCACACGGATCTCGACCATTTCCGTGTCGTCGAAAATCGGACGACCTTCTTCCACGCTCTTCTCTTCGTTCTTCATCGGCTGCGCGAAGAACCGCACGAGCAGAGCCTTGTCGGCTTCGCTGTGCTGTGGGTTGAAGTCTTTGAGGTCGAAGTCTGCCGTTTCCATTTCGTATTTTCTCCTTTAAGAAAACTGCCAGTCGGGCAGTTTTCGTAAAGGAGGGGGCCGCGAAACCCCCTCCTGCCGTCAGATCACGTGATCAGGTGATGGCACCCTGTGCGATCGGATCGCTCAGTGCCGCCACGTTGTAGAAGATGGTGCCGTTGTTCGCCGTCTGCGTCACGTTGCCCGAGATGGCGGCGCTGTTGACCACAGACACTTGCAGCGAGAACGGGAACACTTTCTGGATCACTGCGGAGGCACCGACACCCGTGCCCGAAAGGAAGCCGCCGGGGAAGTATCCGGCGGTACCGTTCGGAATCTGGATGACGTTGTCTCCGGATACGCCCGTGCCCGCTTTGACGACGGTCTGGGCACCTGCCGTGACAATGCGCCCGCCGAGGACCTGCTTGCCCGCCGAGTTGGCACCGCCCTGACCCGCCGCCGCGATGCCGAACGTGGTGTCGGCAGCAACGGAGGCTTGGCAGTTGACCGGGGTGACGCCCCGACGCATGAACCAGCCGTACTGGCCGGTGGTCAGCGCCGTGTCACCCTGATACACGTACAGCGAACGGCCGAGGTTGGCGGTATTCGGCACCTCGGTCATGTTCTGGGTGAACGTGAAGCCGGTGCCGTCGTACACCGGGGTCAGCACGCACAGTCCGAACAGACGAATCGCGCCGCCCGCACGGGCGAAAATGAAGTCGCCCGGCCCCCAGACGGGGTCCGTGGCTCGCGCCATCAGTCCCGGCAGGAAGGGCAGGTCTTTCAAGTTGGTGGGAGCAGCGGTAACGTCGGAGATGTTGCCGATGCTGATGACAGTTTCGAGGGAGCCGTAGGACATGCTTCTTCTCCTGGATCAGGCGGTGGCGGACAGACGGCCCTGGAATTGGGCACCGCTGCTCGTCATGTTGCCTGCGAACGCGAGGATCTGCACTTCCGCGTCCTGGTTGATGGAGTACCGCTTGTTCGGCGACAGCGGAACCATGTTCCGCTTGCTGTGCGGACGGAAGTGAACATACTTCGTGTTGAGGAAGTAACAGGTGCGGGCACCGGCAAACCCGCCGATACCACCGTCCAGCACCACGTCGGCGTCCATGAACTGCACGACCTTGAACCCGAGGTTGGCCTTGGACGGCTCCGTGAAGCGCTGCTGGGGCTGAAGGCTCCCCATGTACTGCGTCCACCAGAGGCTGTCCATGACGATCAGGTCCGGACGATCCATGCCGCGCAGGGTGCTCGCCCACATGGCATTCATGGCGGGCTGCACCGTGGTGGTGGTGACCGACGCGATGTTGGACCGCTGGCTGCGCCAGAACGGCCACGCCGCACGATCGATGCCGCCGTAGGTGCCGGTGGTGGGCGTGACCGGAACTGCGAGGTCGAGGCCGATCAGTTGCTTGCCTCCCGCACCCGTGCCATCGCTGTAGATGGATTGCGCGATGAGGTTCGCCATCGACGATTCGGCGACCTTCATGCGGCTTTCCATCAGGTCGATCATCTGCTCGGGGCCGCTGTTGCGCAGTTGATCCAGGCCGGAGATGATGACGGGCACCGCTGCCTGCCGGATGTCGAACGCAGCCGCCGAGATGACGTCCTGCGCAGCCACCGGAAGCATGTCGTAACCCGAATACCAGCCTGCATTCGAGTTTTCGGCGAACGAGAGTTCTTCGAAAATTTGCGTACCCCCCGAGAACTCACGGATGCCGCCGCGACCTTTGAGGTAGGTCAGCAGCCCGTTGTTCTTGGTGACGTTGTCTTGGATCTTTTTCGATCGTTTTTCGATCGTGGTCGCGATGATGTCGCTGACCGATGCGTTTGCGAATGCCATGTAGGCCTCCGGGTAGTTTCAGAAGGTTAGCTGCGTGACGCCATCTTGCGAATGGATGACCGAAGGTCTGATCGCAAATCGCCCGACTGTTCGTCGTCTTCATCATCGCCGACCGGTGCCCCCGAATTGGCAGAGCTGACCGATGCGGCCTTTTTCGCCCGGATGGCCGCTTCGGAAAGCGGTTCCTGTACTGGCTTGCGAGTCTCCAAGACTTTGGAGATCTCAGGATGCAGCATAGTAGCACGCCGGTACGCTTCTTGCAAGCTCATTTGCTGTCCACGTTTGGCGGCAAGGTCCAGGATGTCGGCCATGTCGTCTTTGACATCCCACGCGAATTCATTTGCGGGATCGTTCAAGAACTGTTCACTGGCAGTGGTCAGTTCTTGCACCTTGGCTTGTTCGCCCTGTTGCATGCGCTCTTGCAGCGACTGGACGAATTGCATGGTGGGGGCGAACCTCTGTTCGATCGCGCTGAGTATGGCCGGATCGAAGTTGGACTGTCGCCCCTGCGCGTTCTGCGGGTAGACCGTCCCGTCCATTTGCCCCGAGGCCAGAACGTCGTCCAGGGCATTGATGTCAACCCCGTAAGTCTTGATGATGTTGGCGACGACGTTCGCTTTTTGCTGAGTATTCCCCCGGCGCAGCCACCCCGCCGTATTCAGCAAACTCTCCACGGCTTTCATCGGTGTGGAGTTTTCTGCTTGAATGTCGTGCATGTACGGCTGCACGGTGCGGGTAAATTCTCCGTGGAAATTACGCGCCTCGGCGGTTTGCGCCAGCGTCTGCGTGATCTCTCGCTCCCGCCGCATGACTTCTTGCTGCACCAACAGAGGAACTTTGGCCCACTCTTCTCGCGCTGCGGGCGTCCACGACACCGGAGGCCTTGCCCCCTGCGGCTGCTCAGCGGGTTGCGCCTGCTCTACCGGTTTTTCGACTGCAGGCTGTTCCGCGACTTGTTTCGGCTCCGCAACCGGAGAAACCCTGTCTTCAGGATTTGCGGGAGTTCTGGGGGCAAACCGTCCTTGGTCGTCACGCGCTCGAGCGTCGGACTGCTCCTGAGAAAAGCTGGTATCTTCGTTAACGGCACTTGTGCTCTCCGGTTCAGGCGCAGCAGTTTCGACCTCCTGCATTGCTGCACGCAGGTCATCGGCCATGCTGCTTTCTTCATCCAACGGGGGCATTTTCTTCTCCTATCGCTGTCTGGCGTAAAATTCTCGCGCAATAGTTTCGCGCAATTGACGGTCTTGGTGCTCTGCTTTTCTGAACTTAATTCTTTCGTTCTCTGCTTGTTTCCAGGTTTCCCTGTAGTCGTCAGTGGTAGTCAGCCCGTGGCGCTTCATGTACTCTCGGTGTTTTGACCTGGAGTCGATGGGAGTGCCGTCGGTCGCCTTGAGTCCATCATAGTGTCGGTCTCCGAACTGTGCGCTGTGCATGGCGTGCCCCATAGGGCCGGAGAAGTATCGCTCCATCCCATTGCCGCAACACTCGGGAATAGAGGGGTTCGCCCCATACTCTCGCATCGATTGAATAACTTCTTCCATGCCGCCGCACTTGCTGCATCGATAATCATAGGTAGGCATCAAAAGAAAAGCAGGAGTTCATCGCTCTCCCGCAGTCTCCTAGTTGATTTAACGGGAAGAGTGACCGGCGCGGCCACCACGGGCTTTACGACTTCAAGTTTGGGCTGACCAACCGTGCGAAAATGTTCAGCAGGTACGAAAGTTTGTTTTTCTGACTTTTCACGAAATATGGGAGCCTCAATCCCAAAAATCGCGGGCTTTGGTTCTTTTTTCTTCTTTGGTTCTTCCTGCCTGTACCACCACCAACCGCCCGAAGACCTGCTTTCAACTACAGGCTCTGGGAAGGCAAACGCGGCAACACTGAACGCCGCTGTTGAAAACCCCGATGGAGAAAATGCACTCACGGAGTGCCGCGCCAGAGGTTGCCGGAAGAGCCATCACCGTAAACGGTTGCACTGTTCATCTGCACGACATTCACACCAGCAACGGCCTCGACAACCTGCTCACGGAGGTCGATGGGGTCAGCCCCGGCTGCGGTTGCCCGCAGCACGAAGTCGCCCAGCGTGTCGGTGTGCGCTGGAGTCAGGGAGAGACTGTACCAGCCGTTCCCGCGCTCGGTCACAGTCGGGGTAATTGCCCCGAACGCCGCGCCGTTCTTCGACAAAGAGATGGTCAGAGTCGCGCCCGTCAGCCCAGTGACGTGGTCGGCCGAGTCCGTGAGGAAGACCATCAGATTTCGCGTGGTCGATTGCTTGAGCATGTTCTATCCCTTGTTCACCACGCGAGACTTGCTGTATCCGCCGCCGCCACCGCCGCCTGCGTAGGTGCCGGTGAACTCCGTGCCGCCTGCGCCGTACTGGATGCCGAGCTTGACGTCGGCCTCGATGGGCTGCTCAAGCGTGCCGGTGAAATCGTTGCCGTTCGGGCCGTACAGCACGCCCTGATCGACGTCGCCGACCGGGGGGAATGTGCCGCTTCCAGCAGGCGGCGGGTAGTGCAGGATCACCGCCTCGATGTCGAAGTTGATGAAGGTCGAGGTGTTGCCGACGGCCTGAGTGCCGCCTGACGCGACATCTCGCCCTGCAACAAGGCCGAGGCCAGTACCGGGCTTGATGATGATTCCCTCACCGGCCCTTGCAGAGAACATCAGGTCATCGTCTATCGTGCCGGTACGCATGCCGGATGTCTCGCCGATGGCGCGGAAGTCCTGCGCGCGGGTGCTGCGGCTAAAGGTGCCTGCGTCTATCTGCGCCTTGTTCCACGTCTGCACTGGGGAAAAGGCGGCACCGTGCGTCTCGTAGTAGTCGGCTTGCCACTCGCCCGCGATGACAGGCTGGAACGAACCGCCGACGATTTGCAGTGCAGAAGGAACGCTCTTGCTGGTGTCGGGCCGAATCGGCGTCACCGCGTCGCCACCGAGCGCGAGACCGGAGATGCGGCAGAGGCGAAGCGGGGGAGTCACCACCGCCTCGCCGTCCATCGGCAGCACCCACAACCGCACCGCGAGAACCACGCCGGAGCCGCTGCCGTTGAAGATGGCGAACGTCGCCTCTCCGAGCCTGCGGTCAGTCGATAGGTCGGTAGAACGGCAGATGTAGGTCGCGCCGGTCGCGGTGTTCGTCACTACAGCCGCCGTCTGCATTGAATGCTGCGTGCCGTACTGGTCTTGAAACAGCCCGACGCCTTGGCCTTCGCGCAAAATGATCGGCTCGACATTCACGTTTTCGCCGCCACGGAAGATGTCGGCGAAGTGCGACTTCTGGTGACTCATCATCGAGCCGCCGTAGGTGCGGGACGAAAACTGCGAGTTTCCGACCGTCAGCGAGTAGGCGGGCGCGTCGGCGATGCGACGAAAGATGTCCGTTACGGTCGTAGTGTCCGGGTCGATGCGAACCAGCACTTGCGCGGGCAGTGCAGTATCCGCCGTGTCCATGCGGATCGGCGTCACTGAGTCGCCGCCAGACAGCGACGTGATGCGCGCAATCGACATCATCCCGGGG